AATTTGATATTATAAAATTTTCCGCTCCTCTTATTGAATCAGATAGTACGTGGTTTCTTGAGTCATCCCTATTTTTAACCCATACAAGGTCAGGTTTGAAGCCTGTATCAATACTTTGTGCACTATTACTACCACTATAAGTAACAACATCAAAGCTATTTTCTACTGTCGGAGTAGTAGTATCAGGGTCTGCTGCTATAGCTAGGTAGATGTAGGTTTCATTATTACCATTAAATCCAACATCATTATTTTTTATCTGAAAACCATTACTTAAAAAATCTAAAACATTTATACCTGCTGATTCTGCATTACTTAAGTTTGCAAATAATCTTTGTGTTGCAGGGTTTGTTGTATCTCTCTTGTTATCCACTATATTCCAATGAGCCGTAGTTGAGGATGATTTAATCATTACAAATGCAGGTTCAAATCCTGTCTCTACAATAGTTCCATTAGTAGAGCCATTCCCTGTATAGCTGCCGATTTTTTGGTAGTTGTCCACGCTGTGGAAGCAGTAGGCGATGTAGTTATATGATGAACTTAAATTAGTTGAGTATCCGTCTCCAATACTTATAACTGTGTTTGTTGGTTCAGTATTATTCCAATAGTTATTATTGCCTGTAGTTGCAAAAGCCGCTGATGTTGAATTTAGTCGCATTCCAAGAGTTCCTGTTGGTTCAGTATAAACAGCCCAATTATCAGCAGCATTTAATATTTTAACAATAACCAATTCAGGTGCTAAAGAAAGTCCGTGACCAACAGTTGCAGTTGCAATACCATTTCCCGTATACTTCACAATACTAAACCCTGCATCCTGATTAGCCTTTACAGTACTTGCTATAGTTCCATCGTTATTAGTAGCTGCTGCACCTTCTCCTGCATTGAAACACCAAGCTGCGTAGTCATCTCCTGACTTATTTGCATTAGCCTCTCCTGAATTTCCTTCATCAACCGCAAAACCATTACTTGAGACTAAATCAACGTGACCAAATACTGAATCTGCAGAACCTAAATAAGTCGCATCAGAGTATTGGGGATGGTTTATACCTGCGACAGTATTTTGCAAAATATGATTAGAACCTGTTGAGCGGTTTTTTATCCAAATTAAATCAGGAGAAAAATTCGTAGCCTCTTGGTAAGTTACGTTAGTAGCAGTACCATCATAAGCGTAAGTTACGTTAGTTGCAGTACCATCGTATAGCTGTTGTTCATCTCTTGCATCTCCATCTAATTTGTAGTATGCCTCAAGATTATCTGTTGGAATTGAAGCCGTTGTATTGTTGTATAAATATCCTACTTCTGTTAAGGTTAGTACGTCTGAATAGATTCTTACGTCGTCTATTTTGCCGTTTAGGAATTTGTTGTAAGACCCTCCATATTCGGCACCTAATACAGTTTTTTGTGAAACACTTGAGTTCCACCCATTACTGGAAACACTATATGTAGTCTCTAATGAACCATCTATGTAAATTGTTTTTGTGTTATTACTATTATTAAAAACTATAATAACATTATGCCAAACACCATCATTATATGCGGTTCCTGACGTTGTATATGAGGTTGTTCCTCCACTATATCTTTCCGAAAAGTATAAATTACCTGCTGTACCAGTATTGTTTATTCTACATATTTGATTAAAACTTGTTCCTGCGTAGTCATTAAAAAAATCATTTCTACCTGTAGTAGTAGTGTTAAACCATAAAGATAAAGTAAATGTGTTTTTTCCTGCAAAAAGATTTGAAGTTGTTAACGGTAAATCTATATAACTACTACTCCCATTAAATATAGCAGCACTTCCAAACTTACCACTTGCTCCTCCTGTATCATTTGCATTACCATCTAATTGGTATAAAGCAACAGCTGAACTATCCGAGAATATATCAGTAACTGATTTAGATGCTGAAGCAAATGTTTCTCCATATAGAGTAGTTACTTCTGTAGTTGTAAGCTCTCTATTGAATATTCTAAATTGGTCTATTGCACCGTTAAAATAATCTACTAATACTCTTGAAAGCCTACCAATTATAAAATTTTGATTTGCAGTAGTTGTAAAGGCAGAAGAAGTTCCTGTTAATTCAGCAGTAGAATTACCATCAAGATATACATTAAAATCTCCATTATCATAATTAACTACAACGTGATGCCAATTTCCATCATTTATGGTAGTTGTTCCTGTATCAGTAACACTTGTTCCACTTGTATTTGCCTGAAAATAAAGCACACCTGAAGCTAAAGATTTTAAAGCTAAACCTGTAGAGGATGAGTCGTTACCGCCATTATTCCAAATAATTGCTGTTGAAGTAGAAGAAGTTCTAAACCAACAGGAAACAGATATTAAAGATTTGTTATTTGATTCGTTATTGCCTAAATCAATATAGCTGCTACTCCCATTAAATACTGCACCTCTATTTATATAACCACCTATACGTTGAGTACCTCCGTTACCTGTATAGAGTACAGTGTTAAAGTGTTCTGATGGAGTGAATACCGCATCTGCTGCTGCTCCTGTATTTATTAATCTTTTACCAATCATATTATAGACTTATATCGTAAGTAATAACTGATGCCTTTGTAGTTTTAGCGTTTATTTCACTCTCTTTTGTAGCTACTGTAGTTCTTATACCTGCTCTCTCATCTAAAATATCTTGAGGTGCAGCAGTACCACCTTCAGCTTCTCTTACTATATACCAATCGGTTTTTGATAGTTCAGAGTTAGCAGATGATTTTAAGTTAGCTATCTTTTGTTCTTTAAGTTCAGCTACTGTTTGCGACCAAGTCTTATTTGATTTGTCGTAAGTAAATTGTGTGTTGGCACTATCCCAATAGATTTCCGATAGATCGTGTATTTGTGAATCATAACCATCAGGTAATACTACATCAAATAAACCTGCACTTCTTAACTCTCCACTTGTCATAGCAGGAGCATTTAAGTAAGTTCCTGTTGAAGAGTATAAGGTTTTAGGTACACCTTCGTAAACCTTTATTACACCGTTTCTATTTATTGCTTTCTTTCCCATAATTATGCTTCTTGAGAGATTGTTGCCCATTGTTCTGTTGAGCCATTAGTTGATACTATTTGAATTAGGTTTCCTACTGAACCATCATACGTTCCTGTGATTGTCTTAACCGAAGCAGGTAGTGCTAAAGTATAAGCACCTGTAATGACTAAATCCTTAACCATTCCTGTTTCTACGCTTGAAAATGTAAGTGTAGTGTTACCTGATATTGTTTTTGTAAATACCGCAGCAGAACTAAAGTCTACATCACTTGCAGAAATAACAGCAGCAGTAGTAAATTCCTCCGCCATTTTATCATAAGTAACTCCATCATCTGCTAATTGCAAAGTATCTACACCACCATCAGAAATGCTTACCGTAACATCTCCAGTAGTAGTATCAACTTCTAATCCTGTACCACCATCTACACTAGTGATTAAATTAGTGTCATCTAACAGACTAGACAAATCAAGAGTAAAAGTAGACGTATCACTATTTACAAAAGTTACAATGCCTGACCCATCGATTGAAGCACTCACTATTGCAGTATCGTCTAAATAAGGAGCTAGATCTACAGTATCTGTAGTACCATCAGGTTTTGTTAGCGTTAGCGTATTAGTAGCTAAAGATAAATCAGGCTTTCCATATAGCTCCGTAAAGTTGTCATTAGATTTATCAAACGCACTTCTTAACGGGTCTCCAGTACCATCATTAGCTGTTGTCCCAATTCCAATTAGTTGTTGTGCCATTTTATTTTATTTATAATTGTGTTTTATCTGCTGTAAATTGTGTTGTATCTGTTGTTATATTACCTCCAAAATAGCTAACCATATCTGCTGTAAACGGTGTTACTGGAACAAGTCCCCAACAAGTGGGAGTAGATAAATCGTTGATTGCAAATGTTGACCATTGTTCATCGACACCGAAGGCATCGTTGGTCTCCATATCACAATATACCTTTCCCCAATTTATTTGATTCGCCATCTCTCTTTTTTAAATAACTATTTAATTTAATTTCGTTTTCTTTTTTTGGCTTATAAACCTTCTTCACTTCCTTTATCATAAAACCCACCCAGTAAAGTTTACATCTCTCTCCGGATACATCCCATCATTTTGATTACTTACATATTCAGGGTATAAAGAACTATTGTAGTTCATATGATCCATAAATCTTTGCGTATAGAACTCAGCAGTTTCCGTTGCGTGAGCAGCTAAAGTCCTAATCTCAGATTCATCTACAGATGTAGCATTCTCTGAATTATGTTTATATATTCCCCCATTAGATATTTGATATGCTGCATAAGGAATATAAGTCGCTTGAGTATACCAAATAAGCATTGGCTTAATATATTCATTTACTAATGTTTCGTAGTTACCAGATAGGGTATCACCTATAATTTCCGTCTGTAATTTTTCATAAAGTTTAGTACCTAAGAACTGTTGTATCTCAGTATCCTGGGCCACCTCAACAAATTGAATTAATTTATCAGCATCGAGATTACCGTCAAATATTGATTTTCTCTTTAGTTCTTTTAATGTTATAAATAATGCTTTCATATTATTCTTCCTCGTTAGGTTCTATTATCTCTTCTTCAACCTCTATGTTTAATAACTCCTCCTCTTCATCTATTTTTTGACTAGATAACTTCTCACCAGTCTCCTCTTCTCTCTTAATCTTAGTTGCAATATTATCAAGCTCTGTGAACTCAATTGGTTGAAGAGTAGTGAAATATAAGTCTAGCATTATACCGTTGAAGGAAAGTAATTCTTTGAATGCATCAATAAGTAAAGTTTGGAATGGTCTAATAACAATATTATCCATAAGGATAGAAGCAGTTCTAAGTTCTTCAGCATTATTACCAAATCCAGTATTATCTTTTATACCCAATAGAATAGGTGAAACAACACCGTGGCCTATCATAATCTTCTCTCTACTTTCTTTAGCTAAGAACTCATATTGAGCGTGAGCATCCGGTAAGTGTATAGGTTCAACCGTAGACTGATCCTCTGAACTTTCATTAAATGCTAGTATAAATCTACCTGCATTAGAAGACCCACTGAATTTATCATATATCTTTCTTTCGATTCTTTCTTGAATCTCATCAGAAGGAATACCATTATTAAAGTTCAATAACAAAGAAGGTTGTAATCCATTCTTAATATTGTTTAGGTGATAGTTTGACACCTCTTCCTCTAAAGAACAATACTGTAAACATCCTTGATAATCTACAGGGGAATAATAATAGAACCCTGCTCTGTACGGTTTAACGCAGTATATTTCAATCTTCTCTGACCTACTACCGTTCTTGTATGAAGGTATTCTTTTAGGCTTGTCAGAGGGCTTTATATTGGCCCAATCAGGGTGATAATAATAACCTTTTACTTTACCATCTTTAGCCTTCTCAGCCCTTAATGTTTCCATAGGGAAATGATAAAGACCTGCAATTTCTTTTTTACCAGTTTTATATACAACCTGGATAGCAGCTTGACCTAACATCTTAAGGTCATTAACCATCTTCTTTACGTCACTCGATCTAAGAACACTTTGCATCTTGCCGAACATTTCAGGCTTCTCTGTTGAGTCTGTTGCGTTTAGTCCTCTACCATAAACCATATCAACAATACCATTGATACATCTTGAGTTTGTAGGACTACCTAAATATCTCTCTATAAGTTCAGCGAAATAATCATTATTGTCACCGTACTCAACCCAATCATTTCTAGTGTTCTCCTTGATGCTTGGGATTTCATAGCCAGATAAGTTCAAAACCCTCATACTGTTTTTAACCTCCTTAGGGGCTTGTATTTTTCTAGCTGATCTAATATTTTTTCGACTCATATTATTATATATTGTTGCTCTTCGGTTTCGGAATCGTGCTGATTATATTCATCAGTATTTAAAGTATGTGATATTGTAGTATCCGTTTTAGAAGTGCAATAAACCTTGTCTCTATAAAGTAAAGTATCACCTTGCTTGATTTCTATAGAATAAGAACTTTCCTCAGATAGAATACTAAAAGTACATTCTATGTCTAAAAAGTTACCGTTTATAGTAGACGTTAAGGCCTCTAATGTTTCTTTCTTTCTAGTACCGTCTTCCCTAATTGATAATTCTAAATCACTAGCCTCAGTATATTCTCTAGGAACAATACTTATGGTCTGAGTGCCTGTACTTGGTAATAACCTTATCATATAAGTATAACTAAATAACTTGATTTCTGTTCAAAAAAAAAGGGTTACATCTCTGTAACCCCTTTAGTTATCAAATGAATACTATTAAGAGTTAGTTCCCTCAGTAATAGTAGCTGTTGCAGAACTCATTCCTGCGAATGGATCAGCAGCAGTAGGTGAAGAAACAAAGTTAGCAGGTTTTACTTCCATACCACTTAAAGTAAGTGTGTATCCTGATAAATCTCCCATAGCAGCACCAGTTACGATTGTTCCTCCAGACACATCAGCTCCGTGCTCAAGACCCATAATGAATACATTTCCATTATAGTCTTCAACAGCAACGTGAGGTCTTCCGTAAGCTAATAACTTAATCTCTTTATGATCTTCTTTAGAAAGTTTCTTAAGAGTTAGGTTTAGCGTTTGCTCAAAGAATGTTGTACCATTCTCTCTTGAAGCAGTAATAGTTTGCTCAAAGCTACTATTACCTTTCAATTCATATTTGTAAGCAGTAAAAGTCCCAGACAAATCTGTAATCTCGTCATCAGTTTCTGTAACTGTACCTAAATCACCATAGTCAATAAAGTATATTGCGTTCAGTCCTCCAACTACGTCTTTACAGGGTTCTTTTCTACCTTTAGTTAAATCACAAGCCATATTATAAGGTATTAAAAAAGGGTAGGTAGGCTTTTCGGCTTACCCACCCTTTTTAGTTAATTAATTATTATTCTTAGTTAGCAGAGTTAGTGATACCGTAAGTTACGATGTCATCAA